GGAAGTTCAGAGGGCGGGTTGATCTGCTTTGTCATTGCCTGTATGGCTACATATACAACTCCGTTATATTTTTCTTTCATTCCGACCTTAACACCCATACCATACACATAGGGGAATACTCCGTCTTTGTCCGGTTCTGGGTATGGGTTATAGTTATTAGTTGTCACATCTGGCGTATAGTGTGCATATCTCTGAATTGAGTTAATGCACTGATACACCACACCATTATAACGGCTTATATGGTTTGTTTCCTCAAGGCCATCATCGGCCACCCATTCAGGATACCCGTCTGAAAAATATCCGATTTCCGGGTCAGGGTTTGATGTTCCCTGCACGATATTAGCCCCAGCTGTTTTGATGTTATTAACATAATTAATCAAATTATTTGCGTCGTCTATGTATCCCATTTTATCCCTCCTCCGGCAATATACCCTCTGTAAGGTTGTAATATTCCAACAGATCCGGGTCTGGTGTTGGGCTGCCGCCTGACTCGATGTATGTTTTTTCCTCAGAGGTAATCTTACTGTCTGTAACCATCTGCGACAGCTTTTCATCCGTTACCTTTCCGGCCTCAAACAGCCTTTTAAGACTTTCGACAAGTGTTCTCATAATATACCCCCTTCAATAAGCTCCTCTGTATAGGCATCAACGGCGGCGTTCTGCGCGTCAGTATAGGAGGTGTTTAAAAGCGTTTCAATGCGGTCAAGCTGGGAGGGTTCGGGCTCGGGCTGGGGTACATCTTCCCATTCACCGTTGTTATAGCGTTTGCCGATAACTGTTTCACTATCAACAGCTATCCAATTATCAGGTACAATGGTTCCATCATCTAGATTAGCCGTTGCAAAGCAAATATTGTTTTTGTCTATTTGTGCATATTTTTTCATTATTAACCTTCTCTCTAATAAAACTCAATTACCTGATAGTCACCACGTTTTGCATCAGCACTATATGCATTGATTTGTATATTATTTATAGTGAACTCGCTAACATATATATTTTCGGCATTAGAACCACTGCCCACAAAACCATTTATTAGATATATCATTTTATTTATATTGGTAAATCCTGCCAAAGAAATATTTGTTGGATTGTCTCTGTATGTGTTTATTATACCTTGCTGTATATGTTTTATTATTTTGGGCTGGCTTAATAA